GCAGGGGCGTAAGGCACTGTCCCGTACCAGTTTTCGGTTGCCGCACCGCCACCACCGCCAGTTGATGTATAGCCGTAAAACGAACTATTGCCACCATTGCCACCTTTTGCTGTATTGTAATTTCCATACGAACCGCCGCCACCGCCGCCTACTCCAACGTAATGGTTGCCTGTTCCAATATTAAATGAAAGGTATCTATAACCCCCTGCACCACCGCCGCCTATTCCTGCGCCGCCACCGCCCCCTGCAATGATTAAGGCAGTCACAGACTGTGACCCTGCCGCATTGCCAGAGTTTGTAACATTTAAATATCCAGCACCATAAAAATAATGTGTTCTGTAATTGCCACTTTGCGAAACACTGCCGCCACTTGCGTAAACATATGAAGGTGAGCTTGTACCATAAAATTGGCTCATACTTATTGTGCCGCTCGAAGGTATTCCGCTATGACCTAAATAATATTCGCTTAAAGAGTGTGGTGTAGAGCCTCCAAATTCAGACGCAATATTTGCTAGTGATATTGCTCCACTGCTTTGTAACGTCATATTTAACCCTCAAGTATCGCTCTTAGTCGCTCTATTTCATCTTGCTGTTCTTTTATTGCTTCGATTAGCAAGCCAACCATATTTCCGTAAGCTACGGTTTTTATTCCTTCGTCATTAGTCATAACCACCTCTGGCAAAACTCTTTCGACTTGTTGGGCAACAACACCAGTTTGTCGTGGATTACCTTCAATGTCGTTACGGTTATAAGTTACACCTTGGATAGCTTTTATCTTTTCGATAGGGTTTTCTATTGGCTCAATATTGTCTTTTAGTTTTTCATCTGAATACGCTGTGACATTTCCTGTGGCAGTCCAGTTTCCACTAGTGTCAGCATAAGCACCCCAAGAACCCCAAGTAGACCTTAAAAATCCATGTTGACTGCCTGCGCCATATAATTGAAAACAAAACGCATTATTTGAACCAATACCGACAATACCGCAATCTGTACTACTGCTACCTTTAATCCTTAAATTTTGGTTACGCTCTTCCTGTAATATTGGACCTGATGTATCACCTATTTCAAGAGAATTTAATTGAGCGTCATCATCAGGGGCAAGAGGCGTAAATCCTAAAGAATTAACTACATGACTTGAAGTCATACCAGAAAATCCAGTAAGAAACCCTGCGCCATTTGTTAGCTGATTTGTATTAGTTACATTAGTTGCACTAGCCGCAATGCCATTCAACTTAGTGTGGTCAGCATCAGTAAACACATTACTATCTGAAGCCGCTTCCACTGCCGCCCTTATTTCTGCGTTAGTTTGGTCAGCCGTTGCACTTGCTTCAATGCCATCTAGTTTTGCTCCGTCAGATGCAACATTTCTACCATCTACATTGCCACTAACAACAATATTTCCAGTAACATCTAAACCGCCAGAAGTAGCCTCTGCCTTTGTAGCCCCTGCTAATTGTAGCCTTTTAAAATCATCAGCAATAACAGTAATAGAAACTTTTGCACTACCACTGAGGGATAGCGCACTACCGCCACCACTGCTTTCAGTAGGGGAACGTGTCAATGTTGTTCCACTAGAACTATAAGTACCAGTTCCTATTTCCCAACTTGAGCCATCCTCAATGACATATTGAACAACATCGCTATTTGCTACGCCTGCATCAGCAAAACTTTGGAAGCCTGTTTCTGCACTGCCCAACGTAATGGTTCCCGCCCCAGTCGTTGAGGTGTTCATCTTGGCTCTATTAAATAGTTTTGCCATGATGTTCTCCTATTATGTAAGCGTTAATATACCGTTTGTGCCGATGTCTATTGTAAAAGTATCACCGTCATTCAATGTAAGCGAAGAACCGTAATCGTAATAGCCAACAATAGGGTCAGCGGGTGATGTTGGTGTATCGTTGTAAATAATGACATACCTAAAAGCCGCCACTGAACCGCCTGATGCAGTTAAAACTTTATCATCAGCTGACAGTTTATAAGTACCGCCTGTTTGGGTACTTGTCACGTTTGCTAATGTTCTGCTTGAAAGATTAGTGTAACTTACTTCTGTAATATTTGCTAAAACACCATTTCCATCAGCCGCCGCATTTGTGCCTGATGTTGGGTCTGTATTAGATAGCGCAACTTTGAACGTGTCAGCATTCATATCCATTGCATTAGCTAGGTTGACCACAAAGTCATTTACTTTTGTAAAACTTGCCATTTAATAGCTCCTAATTTGTATTCGACGACCCGAACCAGATGTTCTAGCTCGCTCTCCTTCTAAATTTATAGCAGAAACTGAGTTTAGATACAACGTGTTCCAGACTGCCACTCTTTGGTCTTCTTGTAGATATGGTGAACTGTGAAGCAAAGAACTATACAAATAAGCGTCTGGGTAATGCGTTAAAAGCCAATTTGTATTATTTACTGACAGGTCAGGTATGCTTTCATAATATACCAGTTCTACGGTGTAATCGGCATCTGGCGTTGGGTAAACTTCAAACGAACCGTCTACAACCGCATAAAACTCAGGTCGACCAACATTATCTGAGTTTTCCATTCGCATTTTTGAAATGTCAAAAGGACTAATTAATTCTAAAGTATGGCTAGGACTAGCGGGTATTGTTATTCTAATAGGGGCAATAAAATCTAAGGGTAAAGCAGTATATTGCGTGTCAACCGTGGCTGTCGCCCTATCTTCCATGCGCCAATGCCTTAAATCCCTACTTAACTGCGCTTCAGCTAATCTTATAAAATCTGGTATAACTGCCGTTAAATCAGTTCTGTTTAATGTGTCAGCTATACTTGCCGTTAGTTCTGTATAATTTGATAATGGCATCTATATCACCACTTTACTTTGTTTGCCCAATACGCCGCTGACATTTTGCCTTTAGCAATATTTTTAGCGTGTCTTGCCTTAAATGACTTAGCTCGTTTAGTCATGGTTTTATCACCAGTTTTACCTTGTTGCCCAAAGCGAATAGTTTTTATTTTACTACCTTCTTTTGCGACAACTATGTGGGATTTTTTAGGGTGGCTAGGGGTACGTTTTGGCTTGTTGTATCCGCTAACTCCTGCACGTTTTAGTCTAGGGTCTTTTGCCATTCTATGGCCTATTTAAATAATTAACATATGCCCTTAATAAATCATCATAAGATGGAGTTACACCTTTTTCTTCAAAAACTGGCAAAGCTAATTCTGAAAATTCTTTAAAAGATATGTCATCTAATTCACTTACATTTATTTTTTCTGGTATGCCAACCCCTGACAAGTCTGTTACTTCGCCAGTCATATCAATAATATTGGGAATGGATTTGTTTGACATTCCACCGCTTTGTAACTGGTTAATCATATTAGATAGGTTTTCTGAGCTTCTACGCTGAGAACCTATAGGCTTGGCAAACCTGTTTGCTAATGCACTTAATAGCCCACCACCTTGAAATGTTGCACCAGAACGGCCTGCGCCGCCGCCGTCAAACATATCCATCAAGCTAGTGTAAGCCATTTATTTTTTCTTGCCGCCTTTTTTCTTACCTTTACCGTAGGGCATTACTTTTTCCTTTTCTTCTTTTTCATAGCTCGTAAATTGTCAACCATATTAGGGTAGGGTCGGCCTGCCGCTTTTGCGGTGCGCTTCGCTTTGGCTTCTTCCTTGGCGGTCATTTTGCGCCGCTTACTTTTAGGTTTTGGATTTTTACTTTTCCAAACTGGTTTTGCCATAGCCACCCTCCTATAAAAATCTCTATAACATATAAAATTAAATTACGCTATACCCTTTAGATTACGTTTTATAGGTTCGCCCCAATCTATGCTTGGCCTATAGCCAACAGCCAAATATCTAAAGCTATCTGCGCCGTGTGAAGTCCAATCGTGCAAAGGGCGACCACGCCAAGATTTTAGCTTTTCATCAAACTCCCTACGGTATTGCAACAATGCTTCAATACCACGCTCACATTTTTTTTCGTCAAACCAACATTTGTTAAGCATAGACCTTGAAGCTTGTATTCCGTCATCAATACTTAATCTGGGTGCTATTTCAATATTTCTTATTCCTAAATTATCTAAAGTTTCTAAACGACTTTTGCCAGTGCCTAATTCTTTTACTCTTACATCGTGTGGCATAATATGCGCTTCGTAATGATAGCCTTTTTCATCTAAAACTTTTGCATAATGGTCTAAACCTACACCACTATTTTCGTAATAATCTATTAAATGTATTTCTTGACCAACAAACTGTGCAAACCACAAAGCGGTACTATCACCAATTCCTAAGTCGTAACTTACAATTACACTTGTTGAAGGGTCATATGGAACAGATGTAATTCTTTTTTCGGTTTTTGCTTTCTTCATTTCAACAGCATAATAAGAACCTTGTATTGCCGCTTCAAAACTGCAAAGAAACTCTTGAGCAAACCTATCTTCGCCCATAGTTTCCTTTGCTTCTTCTAATTCAAATTTATCTAATATTTCGGTTTCATCTGCTTTATACATGGCACAAAACCAATTTTCGTTTTTTTGTGCATTGTTATAAATTTCCCAAAAATCATTTTTTCCTTTCGGCGTTCCTATAAAAGTCGCTTTACCTTGCCTGTCTGCTAATGATGGCCTGATAACCATTGGCCAAGCGTTTGCAGGGAAGTCGGCAGGCTCGTCTAGTACAACGCTATCAAAATACAAACCACGCATAGCATCGTAGTTGTCAGCCCCAAATAGCCTAAATCTAGCCCCATTAGGAAAGTCGGCACGAAGCTCCGAAGTATTGTAAACAACACCTTCAACGTCTTGTGTATATTCTAATAGGTAGTCCCACGCTATTGCTTTGGCCTGTCTGTAGTATGGCGCAATATAAGCAACCCTGACATTTTTGCGGTCTGTGGTTAATGCCGTTTTTATTAAATCGTTTATAGCCGCCACTGTTTTGCCAAACCTACGATGGGCAACAATTACAGCAAATCTTTCTTGGCGTTTATGAAAACTTTTAACTAGCTTTCGGGGGCGGTAGTTAATCGTCCTCGTTGTCATCGTCCAACCACTTATAAGCTATAACGTGTTCGCCTGTGTCGCCTGCGCCCTCGATGCGTTGTGTTTCTTTCCACCCTGCCCTAGTTTTTAAATAAAATATTTGTGCGCCTAAATCACCTGTTCTTGCTTTTTGTATTAAATTTTGCGCTACAAATCCAACAGCCCTTGCTTTTCCCTTTTTATATAGTGCAGAAACCTCTTCATCTCTTTCTAATATATCAAAGAAAACCCGCCTGCTTATACTAAAATAATCAGCTATTTGTTCTGTTGTTAAAACTGCCGCTAATGTTTCAACTTCACGTTTTTGCTCATCCGTTAAAACTATTTTTGGTCTACCGCCTACATTTTTTTTATTTTCCATCTTTACATACTTTACGTTTTGTTATAGTATAGTTTACAGCAATAAGGAGTATTACAATGCACTTTGAAGACACACATAGCCAATTTTGTTTTGACACTGCTATATATTTTACGGCAGTACGAGGCTTTGGCCGCAACCGTACTAGAAGCGACTTTACTAAGTATGCCGATGCTATTAGGTATGCCGACACTTACCAAGATACTCGCACTATGATTTATGCAGTAAACGACCTTGGTAACAGCGCACATTTGCATAACGCATAATTTAACCACGATTAATTACCTTTACGTTTGCTTCTTTTACGTTGAAGTTTCCCATTATGTCACCCATTATTTGCAAAGTTGATGCGGCGCGTTCTCCACAAGTATATAAATCTAAACTAACAAAATTGCGCTCTGGGTAGGTGTGAATGCTAAAATGACTTTCGGATAATAACCAAACGGCTGTAAATGCTTGTTCGTTAAACTGGTGGTCTTTAAAGCCTACAATAGTTAAATATTCTTCTATAGCTTCGCCAATACCTAATTGCACTTCAGCAATGTTATCTTCTGGGTACTCGTTTAACCAAACGTCTGCTATGACATGATAGCCTTTAGTCTCCATCTGCTTCCTCTAAATTTATTTCTATTTCGCCTAGTTCATCGGCGGCAACACTGGCGTCACCCTTAACAAACACAAGCACGTTTTGATGAATTTTGCCGACTTTTCTACTGGCCTGCATTTGTTTGCCAGAGCGCAATGCAAGTGTGCCAACGCTGTTTACTAAAATAATTTCGTTGTAATATTTATAGCCTGCGCTTTCCATTATTTCTATTGTTTTAGGAATAGTGCCGATGTACTGACCTTTTTTGTTTCTTACTTCGCCCATCACAATAACTGCAAAACGGTTATTTTTTAATTTAGAATAAGTTTTTTGTAATATTCTTTTATAAACCATAAAAAAGTCATCATGGCTCATATTGCTTAAATCATTTGGGTCATCACTATAAACTTCTAAATCTGCATATGGGGGGCAACTAAACACTAAATCTATACTTTCGTTTTCTATGTAGTCATCCATGTTTTCGCTTGTGTCCGTGTAGTAGACACACGGTAATTTAGATTCATCGCATCGCTGTTGGTTTAAATATGCCTGTTCTTGCCTAAGTTCTATTCCCTGAAAATTCATACCTTTAAAACCAGAAACAAA